AAGAAACAGGGCAACTAGACAGTTGGACATCTTATCATATTGCCGCAGGTGCATTTCTATGCAAGATATTTCAATGGATGCATTGGAGTGATTTCTGGTGTGTGATGGGGGTCTTTATCATAGGTGTTCTTTGGGAAATATTTGAATGGATTGTAGAGAACTATGGCCCGTATAAAACAAAAGAGAAATGGGCCTATAACACAGCATCTGACCTAATAGTGGAAACTGCCATTGCTTGGTGGATGGTAATATAGGAGACAGTAATGCCAAAAGGATTATATAAATACACTGCGGCTGAGGCTTTATCGTTAGCGATAGGGCAGAATGGATTTGATGTAATAGCGGAGCATGACACGAATACGGTTACTCCCGATACGGGTGCTTGGGTAGCGATACAGGCGTTAGGCAAGGGTGGTGGTGATGCCGCTGTTGAGTTCCTGCAACTGAAGGTAACATCAAATATTGGTGACAGTATCACAAGTTGGTTCTACATGGTTCCGGGTGAAATACTATATGGTAGCTTTAGCGGGATCATTAATCATACAAATTCTTCAGCAACGTGCATCGCTTACAGAGGGTAAGGAGAATAGAGAGGCTCAAGAGGAGACTCGGTGTTGCCAAGCCCACATTAATAGAAAGGGTGAAGAGTTGGTTTAAAACAAAATGGGAGTATTTATGGACTGGGAAATAAGCACATCTTATGGTATTGCTGTTAAGTATGTTTATATTGGCTGATATGGATGACGATCTTGTAAAAGACTTTATTAAGGTCACTGGAGTGGTTTGGCTTATTCTTGTGGCTTTTTTATTTATATCTTTTTTGAGTGGGTGTGATTCTGGTTGGTCTATCGTCGGTTGGGAGGTTAAGTGAGTGAAAAGCCTGATACCGCTAGAAGTTATCGTGCCACTGTACTTGATGACAATGCTATTGTTAGTATTAATCTCAAGTGGCTTGGTCAAATTGCCGTTCTTATCGGAATGTTGGTCTATGGTTATTGGCAGGTTGAAATTCGGATTAGAAGTCTTGAAGATAAAGTTACTCTTGCTGATGAACAGATTGGGAATCTACTTAGCAAACATATCGTGGAGGAAAGGGTTGAGCGAGAAGAGTTGGCAGAGAAAGTAGCATTTTATGAAAAGGAATTTAATATTAACCCACTTAGCTGGGGCAAGAAGAAGAAAGGTAAGAAGTAAATGGGTAGTGTGTCTAACCATTTAAAATGTGCGAATTGTGCTACATTTGTTGACAAATGTCAACTACGAAGTATGAAAATAGGATAACCAAATTACAAGGTAAAATGAAGAAGAAATGACAATGTTAATTTATACATTGGATTTATCAATTGATGAATTGCAGGAATTAACTATTTGTTTTTGGGAAAATAAAGCATTCAATCCTTTAATCATAATGGCGGAGGCATAATGGATTTCATGGCATTATATGGCGAAGCTGGAATGATAGGCGTAGTGGGTGCTATGTTTGTGTATTTGGTAGTGTCGCTTTCTAATAAGTCAGCACAACAACAAGAGACGCTAGAAAATTTAAAGATAGAGAACAAGGGTCAAAGTGAAACTCTTGAAAACATGGAGGGTATGATCATAAAGCTTATTGGTAGATGGAATCAATCGGATGATAAATTAGATCGTAAATTTGATGCCATGACAAAGGAGATAAATGACCTTGATAACCAAGTATCAGAACTTAAAGGCTCTATGAGCAGAATCAATGGGCGGCATTAAAGTAGATATGAAATTTGTATTTAATGTGATAAGCTTATTGGGTGCAATAGGATGGGGTTGGTATCAAATGGAATTAAGAATTACTGCATTAGAGATGAAAATTGAACATAACGAAAAAATAGCATTACTTAGAGATGAGATAATAGATATAAAGAATAAATAAAATGAATTATGAACCAATAGATAAATACAGACTTGATATAAAAGAAAGATTAGCTTCCATAGAAACTATATTGAATAGGGAACTGCCAGATATTAAAGAGCAGTTGAAACTTTCTAATGGTAGGACAAGGTCGCTTGAGAACTGGCGTAGTTATATGTTAGGTGGGATGGCTTTATTAACATTTTTATTTGGAATTTTAAAATAAGGAGAAAAACATGGATATTAAATCAATGTTAATCAAACTTGCTGAACAGCAAGCAGAAAAAATGCAAGAAGAAGCCGTTAAGCATTTAGGCTCAGATGAAATGACTGAAAAGATCGCTAGTGCGATTAATAAGCGGATCGACATTCCATTCGTGTCTGAAGATAAAGAACAGGTATTCTTTGAGAAAATAGTAGATGTTGTGACAGATATATTGGAAGGCGTCTTCAAAGGTAAGTAATGCCAAAGCAGTTGTACAAGCTCAATGACTTCAGTGGTGGTTTGAACACTCTCAGGGACGGTGCTGATATAGCCGACAGTGAAGTTCAAACAGCTCAGAATGTAATGTTCAATGTGTATGGCGGTATTCAACCGTCATACTCATTGGCCCAGACAGCTAATAAGATCTCTGCATACCAAGCTGATGAGATAACAGACATAGAGCCGGGATATGGGTTGGGCTATTTTGAGACAGATCATGTAAGAGACCCTGTAACAGTCGCCCAAACAAGCTCTATTGCGGGGGACGATGATACCGAAGGTTCTGCAACTGGATTCATAGCAAGAACGAATGGTGGTTTACTTAGGGAGTTAGAATACAAAATTAGTGGTACTCAACAAAACTTAGCATCCTCATTCCCGGTAGGTACATTAGTGCAGATGACTGCCAGTACCTTTCCTGCTAATGGTATTGACAGTTCGGCTCAAGGTCTTTATCATGTGGTGGATACTAATAGCAATAATATCGTTTTTGACAGGGCGATTCCCATTGCTGTTGAAAGCCCTCCTCAAGTATTTTGGGGAGCTACACTAAAGGGATTTTCTTTTGGTGACTCTTTGATACTGGTAGCGAATCCTGCCGCTAACGACATTGATGTGTTCTCAACCGGAGCAAACAACTACACACATAACACTATTGTCCTAAGATCCTCTGCTTCGACCATAGCATCTAAGGTTAAGTATTACAGGGTTGAAGATGCGATACGTTGTTGCGACACCGCTGATACAAATGATTGCAAGATACAGTGGTATGGCTGGGTACAGAGAAGGCACTTTAGTGGGGCGAATAACACTGAAGACAGTAATTCCTATATGGCGTATTATGCAAATGATAACACCCTTGACCCACCTACGGATGGGACAATAGCTTCAACCTCTGGGACAGCTGGGGCATTGGCTAGTTATCAAAAAATACAAGAGAGCGATTCTTCTGCGGCTATTTCACTAACCGCTGGAGGCGGTTTTAATATAGCCGTGGCTACCGAAACAGATGAAGATGGATTAATAGAGCGGGGCACGTATGAATTTGCTCAAACTTTTATATATGACGATAATCAAGAGTCTCTTCCTTTAGCCTATACAGACACACACGCAGTTTCAGAGGATGTTGAGTTTAAGTCTTTATCTTTGAACGTAGCAACTGTCGGGCCTTTTGATGAAAGAATATCGGGGGGTAGGATCTATATAAGAAAGAAAGGTGTAGATTCAGAATATATTATGTTATTAGATATTCATTTGGGTAAGGGTTGTAGAACAAAGCTCTCCGATGAGTACACCGATTGGGATAATCCAAGAGAGTCCTTAACTGGAAATACAACAGACGGCAATGCAAATATTACAAATACATCTAATGACCTTGCTGTAGTGGGGATGTCTATTTCGGGAACTGGAATCCCTTTAGGGGCGACTATTACAGCGGCTAATAACACTTCTAATGTTATAACTATCTCTGACAACGCCACAGCAGATGGCACAGGTGTTACGCTAACACTTACGGGTAGTTTTTATTCATGCCCAGACCGATTGGTGGCTAATAATTTTAGAGTCACTGAACTAGGATATATAACCTATGAGGTCATCAATGGTTTTTCATCTAGTGTGTTTAGTAATGCTTTAGGAGACCAAGGGGAGCACTGGAAAGATGTAGTGGTCTCTAACAATAGGGTCTTTGTATGTAATGTTACGATAAAGGATGAGGAGACGGGTTCTACCAAAGCGGAGGCTACTGTAAAATCATATCCAGATAGGATCATGTACTCTATGCCAAACAGGTATGATACATTTCCATCTCATAACTTTATAGAAGCGGCAAAGGGTGACGCTGATGTATACATTGCCATAGAAGCTTATGCTGATAGGCTACTTGCCTACAAGAGATATAGTGTGGATATTATCAATATAGCAGGGAATGACCGTGATTGGTTCTTAGAAGAGAGTAGGCAATATCAAGGGGTGGCACACCCAGAGGCTGTAAAAAGAACTCAGTATGGTCTAGTCTGGGCAAATGAACAAGGTTTGTTTTTGTATAATGGCTCTAATATAACCAACCTAAAGGAGAACAAGATAGATGATTTTACTTGGGCTACACATGTGGGGGCACTTTCTTCGATC